TCCGTTTCGGCGACGCTAATATGACCATCAAGAAGTCCAACCCCGCCCGCAAGAAGAGCTATTGCGCCCGGTCTGGGGGTATCAAAGGTACGTCCAACAAGCTCTCTGCCAACTGGTGGAGTCGGAGGGCCTGGGGCTGCTAATTCTATGCCGAAACACTACAAGTCCGAGAAGGAAAAGATGCGCCACGAACGCTCCGAGGGTAAGAAGGAGCGGATGATGGAGTATGGCTCGATGAAGACCAAGAACCACGGCACCAGCCGTAAGAAGTGCTCCTAAGATGCCCCTCACTAAGAAAGGCTCCAAGATTCTGAACAAGATGCAGGAGGAGTATGGGAAGGAGCGCGGCCAGCGCGTCTTCTATGCCGCCGCCAACAAGGGCACCATCAAGGGCATCGACTTCCGTAGGAAGAAGAAGTAATGCCTCTCTTAGCCACCGCCGGCGGGGCCTCGGTTAGGGGATTCCGCCCATATTCCACCTCCGTCACGGCTGGGTTCATCTCAGCCACGGGTGGAACCATCACCACTTCCGGGAACTACCGAATTCACACCTTTACGTCCTCCGGGACGTTTTCGGTGACGGCTGCGCCTGCGGGCAAATTCCTTGATTTCATCGTGGTGGGTGGTGGCGGCGGGCGTCGCGGTGGTGGCGGCGGTTATGTGTACAAGTCCAGTCAAACCACTTCACCCGGCTCCTACTCGGTAGTGGTTGGAGCTGGCGGTCCTGATGGTGCCGCAACCCGCGCTGGAGACTCTTCGTTCGCTTCGGTAGTTGGTCTTGGCGGCGGTAATGGCTTTACCGTCAATAATGGTCAGGATGGTGGTAGCGGTGCCGGCGGCGATTCTGGTGGCTCCTATCTTGGAGGGGCCGGGCTTCAGCCCACCTCCGCTTCCGGCGGCTTTGGCAATGCCGGTGCCAACTCCACCTTCTCGACGGCTGGTGGCGGTGGTGGCGCAGGATCGGCCGCTTCCGGGTCCACCGGAGGCTCTGGCCGCGTTTCCGATCTTGATGGAGTCACGGTGTACTCCGCTGGTGGCAATGGAACTGGCTCCAACTCAGGCGCAGCCAACACGGGTAATGGCGGCGACAAGGATGGAGACGGCGGTAGTGGCGTCGTGGTGATTCGCTATCTCTATCAATAATGCCCCGCTATTCCCAGTATGGTGCGACGGACACGGTGGTTGGCGATGAGGGGGATGTCTCCTTTCTCCGACTGAACACCCGTCTGCGTCCCGACCAGCTCCAGCCTGGCGATGTGGCGGGGTCTGTGAATGGCCGGATGGATGTAGACGGCGCGTGGCAGGTGAGAAAGGGCGTGGACAGCTTTGGCCCCACCCTGACGGCCAATACGGAGGCGCTCATCCTCTCTGCCACCCCGGTCATCAAGCTGTACGGCAGTACGCCGTATGCCATTTCCTCGGCCACCCGTAGTAGCGCGACGGTGACCATCACCACCTCGTCTAGCCACGGATTTAGCTCCAACACGCTGGTAAACATCTACGGGCTTTCTGGTACGGTTGATCCTAACGGCAATCGGCTGATTACGGTGACCGGAAATACCACGTTCACCTACACCATCACCGGGGCTACGGGGAGCGAGACCTATGGTGGGACTGGGAATGCCCGCAATCCCATCCTGTCCGAGTCTGCGACTACCGGGGTGTACGGCTCCTGCATCTTCTCCGATCCGTCTTCTACGAACACCCGCTACATCCTCCGCGCTACCAACAAGGAGGTGCTGGCGGTAAATGTGTCTACGGGTGTGTCTACGTCCATCGCCTATCCGTCTGGCGTGACCATTGGCACCCGGGTGGAGATGCTGCAATGCTTCGACAAGGTGCTCTTGTTCCGCCCTAGCGGGGTGGCGGCTTTGGAGTGGAACGGCAGCCTGTCCGGCACTCCCGCCTTCACGGTGGTTGCAAACGGCACCTACACCCAGCCCGTCTATTTCGACGCGGCGGGGAATACGACCATTACGGATGGCGTGGTCACCGTTACTGCCACCAGCCACGGCCTGTCCGTTGGGGATAAGGTGTACGTCATTGACCGAGGCTCCTCTGAGCTAGAGGAGGGGGACAAGGACTACACGGTGAGCGAGGTGCCGGGGGCCAACAGCTTTAAGTTCTTCGCCCAAGTGAGGGATATGGCGGCCAATCTGGTTGTCCTGTCCAAGAAGGTTAGCTCTGGACGGGGGTTCGTCCATATGCCCTCCCCGGAGTTCGGCGTCTACCACCAACGTCGTCTCTGGGTGCCCTACACCCATAACAGCGGCAATCCGGGGACTAGTCGTAATCGGACGGACGAAATCATCGCCTCCGACATTCTCGACTACAACACCTTCGACCAGCTTCAGAATCAGTATCGGATTACTGCCGGCGTAGCCGATTACGTCGTAGGCATTGAGCCCTTCGCGGAGGACAATCTGCTAGTGTTCAACCGCAACTCCATCCATCTGATTCGGGGAGTGGGCGGGGCTTTGACGGATACGACCACCCAGCTCATCACGACCGAGGTGGGATGTGTGGCTCGCCGCTCCATCCTTCAGGTGGGAAATCAGGTGATGTTCTTGTCGGATAATGGGGTGTACGCCGCCCAGTTTGGCGACCTCTACAACCTCCGTGGGGCCGGGGTTCCGTTGTCGGAGCCCATCAACAGCCTCATCCAGCGTATCAACCGTAATTACGTTGGAAACAGCGTCGCGGCCTATTTCAACAACCGCTACTACTTGGCTATCCCGTTGGACGCCTCGACGGTGAACAACGCCATCCTCATTTACAACTTCCTGAATCAGGGATGGGAGAGCCTAGATACGACCGGCCAGAACGGGTGGGAGATCCAGAACTTCTTGGTCGTGGATAGCGGGGGGTTGTCCAAGCTCTACACCGTTAGCTCCTCCGGTTCCATTCACATCGTGGATGAGCGTTCTGCGGGGAGTGACCGTCTAAGCCTCTTTGCCGGCGTGCCTGCCACGGTCTACCCCATAGCCCCGAGTGTCACCACCCGGCAATATGCCTTTGGTCAGCTTGGCCGGAAGAAGTTCTCCACCTACGAACTGCACGTAGAGAGTTCGGAGTCTGAGAGCAGCGAGGGCACCATCTCCATTGACATCGAGAATCCCGACTTCTCGGAGGCCCTATCCACCATTAGCGCCCTAAATGGGGAGACTCTAGGAGTGGGTGAAGACACCTCCCTGCGTGGTAGAATCGGCAACAAACGTGGCTACGCCGCCCAAATTGTCTTAACTCCCAGCAATGGGCGTCCCAAGCTCCGGGCGGTGAAGTTGCAGGCGTCACTCACCGACCCAACCATCACTTCCAAGTCCTAAAATGGCTATCTTAGCTACTGGCAACACCTTCGCGGTTGGGGACGAGCTTACTCACACCAAGCTCAACAACTCCGTCAATAATGCGACGTTTGACACGGGGGCCGTGGACAATGCCACCACCCAGTTGTCGGGCGGGGCAGTCATTGTTAAGGATGGGGGAATCACCCCAGCCAAGATGTCTACTGGTGGGCCTTCGTGGACGAGTGGCGGGGCTCTGACGGCTACGTCCATCCAGAACAGTCCTATTGGCTCCACAACGGCCTCCTCTGGGGCTTTTACGACGCTTTCTGCGTCTGGCACTACCTCCATCTATGAGACGGTGGAAAAGGCCGCCGTTTCGGGTTCTGGGCTTACTGGAACCGTTAATTTCAACTGGCTAGATGGTGCGGTTATCTTCGTTACGGCGAATGCTTCGGGCAACTGGACGCTGAACGTGCGCGGGGATGGGTCTACGACCCTCAATAGCTCATTGGCGACGGGCGATTCCATCACCCTAGCTCTTCTGGCTACGCAGGGGTCTACGGCCTACTACCAGTCTGCGATGCAAATTGATGGCAGTGGCGTCACCCCTAAGTGGGCGGGTGGGACGGCTCCGACCGCTGGCAATGCTAGTTCCATCGACGTTTACACGTTTACCATCATCAAGACTGCTTCTGCCACCTACACGGTTCTAGCCAGTCAGACCAAGTTTGCCTAACGCCCTCGATGAGGCCGTAGAGCTGTATGGAGACCTGTTCTCCGCAGCTCACGGCTGGTACACCAAGAATGGCTACACTCACACAACTCCAGAGTGTATCCTGCTCTACCGCCCCTGCCGTAAGGACAACTACCCCCAGCTCTGTTCTTTGGAAGAAGCTGATTGTTGGTGGGTGGAACTCGCAATCGGTCATCGCGCACCCGGGGTATTTGCTATCATCTGCCCATATCCTCTTCCCTACGTTGGCTGGCAGCGCGGGGTAAGGGAAGACTACAAACCACGCTTTTTCCCGTTCAACAAAGCCAAGAGCCTCTATGAGCTTCACCAAGGTAGCCGCCCCTCCTCCCGCACCAGCAGCCGTTGACCCGGGCCAGGCTTCCCTGTCGTTTATTCAGGCGATGGCGTCGCCTGAGCTTCAGGGGCAGTTGTTCAATGCTGAGGCCACCTATCGTCCCCAGTACACGGCTCTGAGCCAGCGAGACCTCCAGAACACGCTTCTGGGCGTGGCTCCCGGTACTGAGGAGGGGTTCTACGGCACGCTTGATTTGGCGGATATGGCTGCGCGGCGTCAGGCTGCGCTCCAGCAAAGCCTTCAGACTCAGGCTACGGAGTTTGGGCTGGCTCAGTTGGGGGCCTATGCCCCACAGGCGCGTGAAGCCTATCTGGCTGCCAATCCGCAGATGGCGGCGGCTCTGGCTCAAGCTGAGAGCTTTGGTGGCCGGCAGGCTAGTGGCTATCTAAACGAGATGGGGCGCTTGGCTATGCAGCCGGCTATGCAGGCCCAAGTTACCCCGATGGCGGGTACGGGCTACACCCCGGTTAGTGCCCAGCAGCTTGCGGCTGCCGGCACGATGACGCCTGAGCGGGTGGCGGCTGAACGTATTGCGGCTGAACGTATTGCTGCCGGACAAGTACAGGCTGGTGAGGTGGGAGCCGGGGCTCTTGGTCAGTCCCTCTATCAGCAGGCCCTTCGCAATCAGCAGCTTTCTCCTCTGTCCCAAGCCCTCCAAGCTCAGGGTCTGGGGATGGCTACGGCTCCCGGTCAGATTACCCCGGAAGAGGCCCGTGCGGCCACGCAGGGTGCTCGTGAGCGGTTTGCATCCACCGGACGGCTGGAGGACATCTCTGCCATTACGGGCGAGGCTCTGGCCCGTGCTGGCGCTTCCCGTGAGGCTCGGATGCAGGACTTGGCCGCGTCTCAGGCCATCAATGCCCAGCTTCTGGGTGCCCAGCAGGCTGGTCAGGGTCTGGCTACGGACGTTCTGCGGGCAGACATTGCCCGTCAGCAGGCGAATGTGGCTACGGGGCTACAGGCCGGGACGTTCAATGTGGAGGCGGCTCTGCGTGCGGCGCAGGCCAATCAGCAGACCGGCCTACAGGCGGGTCTGGCTAATCAGGATGCAATGCTGCGTGCGGCCCTTGCCAATCAACAGGCGGGGATGCAGGCCCAGCAGTTCAACATTACCAATCTTCAGGGTATCCAGCAGGCCAATCAGGCGGCCAACTTGCAGGCTGCGCTTGCCAATCAGGCTGCGGGTCAGCGTGGGTTTGAGTTCGGGGCTACGCAGAACCTCCAAGCCCAGCTCGCCAATCGGGAGTTCGCTGCCCAACAGGCCCAGCAGCGGTTCGCCAATTTGGGAGCTGTTCTGGGTTCTGAGCAGGCTATGCTGGGTGCGGATAGGGCTTATGCCCTCCAGCAGGCCGCGCAGCAGGGTGGGGTGACGGCGGCGAGCCTTGGCCTCATTGGCTTTGGTCAGACCCCCACGGCTCTCCAGCTTGGGGCGCAGCAGCAGGGCATTAGCCAGGGTCAGATGGGCACGGGTCCCACCCTGTTTGATCCGAATGCCGGCATCAACCTGGCTCTGATGAACGCCTCTAATCTGGGCAACTATCAGGCGTCCACCTATGGGGCGCGGGCGGCAGCGCAGGGTCAGATTGCGGGTGCTACGATTGGAGCTATTGGCAATGTGGCCTCCGCCTTCGTTCCTAAGATTCCGGGCCTTGGAGGCCCCGCCACCCCTGCGTGCTGGGTGGCCCGTGAGGTGTACGGCGAGGACAATCCCAAGTGGGTGATGTTCCGTGAGTGGCTGCTCACCAAGTCCCCGGTGTGGTTCCGTAACCTCTACATCAAGTATGGGGAACGGTTTGCCGCCTTCCTGCGTAACAAGCCTTCCTTGAAGCGTCTCATCCGCAAGTGGATGGACAGCCGCATTCAAACCCTAGCCCTCGCTTAATATGGCCGCATTCGGACAAGGCATCAATCCCGCGCTGGGTCGCATTGACTACTCCCCCTATGCCCAAGGGGCGGCAATGGGGGCTCAGGGCATTGCTCAGGGCATTGCTGCTCTGGGTCAGGGTGCGGCAATTGGGGTGCAGAACTACCTGAAGCGCAAGGAGGAGAAACAGCAGGAAGAGGCCGCCATCAGCAGCATTGGTGGTATTCTGAAGCGCAATCCCGAGTTGGCTTCCCAGCTCAACCTCCAAGCTGATGCGGCGGGTAACTTCGACCAAGGAGCGTTGAAGGCGGCGATTAAGGGAGCTGGTGGTCCGGCCAACACCCTCAAGCTAGCGGCCACCTTAGAGGAGCTTGGTGTGCAGCGTCAGGCCCGCCAGCAGCAGGAGCAGGCGGCGTCCTATGCGGCTATGCTTCGTCAGGGTGGTGGTCAGGTGCCTTCCCCGGTTAGCAATCAGGCACTCGCCCAGTTTAGCCCGCAGGCTCGTATTGCTGGTGAGTCGGCCTATCTTCAGGGTGAACAGGCGCGGGCCAACTTGGCTAAGACCAGGGCCGAGGAAGCGGCGCTACTTGCTCCTAAACCCGTTGGCGTTGAGTCGCTCCGCTTTGCCTCGCAGCAGGAAAAGGATGCTTCGGATAAACGAATTGCAGACAGGGCCAATCAGATTGCCCTGAAGCAACCGGGCTCCGCTCTGAGCAACAAGGCCGAGGAGAATGCTGCCCGTGTTGCTGCGGCCAAGATTTACGAGTCTGGTCTTGTCAACACAACGACTGAGGTGGTCAACCCCACTACCGGCCAACCCGAGTTCTTCCAAGAGACTCGAAATATCACCGGGGAATTGGTAGGACGTAAGCCGGTCTATGCGCCGAATGCTAGTCCTGAAGAGCAGGCTTTGGCTGCTGAAAAGGTTGCTGCTGCACAGTCCTCCGTTAAATGGATGGATACCTTCTCAGAAAACGCATCTTTGGCCTCCACGCGGTTGGCGAAGAACAAGGCAGCTATTGCACTCCTTGAGTCTGGCAACGTGAAAACGGGTCCCGGAACGCCCTTCATCCAAGGCGTGCGGCGCGTTTTTGCTGCTTATGGCGGCGACCCCAAAGCCATTTCCGATACGGCAAATTTTGGCCTAGTCACCAATTTGCTTGGCGATCAGGTCTTCGATTATTTTCAAAAGACCAAGGGTGCCATTTCGGATTACGAAACGAAGTACATCTCCAATCTATCCGCCAAAGAGAACAAGACGAATGCGGAGAACGTCGCCATCCTGAAGATGGCGGTGGCTATCGATGAGCGCACCCAGAATGCCAAGAAGGCCCTTAGGGAGGCTCAAAAGAGTGGTCAGGTAAAGAACGCCCGCGATGAGCGTCGGTTCATTGAGGACTACGTTGACAATAATCCTTTGGACTTTGCCAAACTGTCTGCGATGACTCTTGACGAAATCGTGGAGCGCAACCTTCGCCCCGGTCGTAAGTAAAATGTCCCAATACACCATCGAACAGCTTCGTTCCGCACTTCAGGTGGCCCAAGAAGAGGGCCGGAAGGACGATGCCAAGTACATCCTAAACAAAATCAACCAAATGGGGGCTACTGCTCAACCCGAGTCCCCGGTTGTTGCGGATATAACCCCGGAAAGCCAGCTTCCAGGGCTTGGTACTGCTGTTCGCTACGGTGTGCCAATCGGGGTTGGTCTTGCTACCTCCCCAGCAACCCTTCCCACATTAGCCACCGCGGCTGGGATTAGTGCTCTAAGCACGGGTGGCTCGGAACTGTTGGCTCAGCTTATCGAGAAGGTTCAAGGCGAACGCCAGGATATGTCCGGGCGGGACGTTCTAGCCTCTACTGCTTCCGGCGTTGCCGTACCCCTCAAACTCAAGGAGCTTGGCAAACTGGGCAACTTTCTGACCAATAGTGGCATTTTCGCGGCTTCCAGCGAGAGCAGTCGTGCCATCACCGAGGGTGGGTTTACCCCTTCCAAGGACACGCTGGAGTCTGTGATGCGGATTGGTCTACCCGCCGTAACTGGGTTGATTAGCGCGAAGGCTCCGGAGGTTGCGGAGCGTACTGCCGAATATGCTACTCGCGCCAAGGCGGTTAAGGAACGGCGTTTTGGGGGCGGGTTAATCCTGACCGACATTGACGAGCGTTACACCGACTTGGAGCGCCGCGCTTTGGCCGGCAACAGTCGTAAGGTAAGGGCGTTGTTGGATGATATGACCGTCAACTTTGGAGACGCGCTGCGCACCGCATTCAAGGACGCTCCGAATGCGGAGGAACTGGCTCGGCCTTTCATCCCTTACCAGCGCAAGATTGATAGGCTCAAGCAGGGTTTGGATAATGCCACGGCCGAATATCAGCGCCTGTCCGAGAATGCTGCTCAAGCGACGGCTAATAATCTTGAGGCTGCCGATCTGCTGAAGCGTCAGGCTAGTGATGCCGGCGCTGAGGTGGTGGCTGCAAAGGCTCTGTATGAGAAGGGGTTGAACGAAACCCTAGGCAGCCTTGGCTCGGACGTTGCCAGCTTCACCACGGCGCAACGCATCCCCCGGGTTCTCTATCAAATCAATCGGGTCAAGGGCAGTATCAAGGGTGCTGTCGGTCGCCTTTACGAGGGTGCTGGGATTCTTGATGATGATATTGTCGCAAACGAGGCGGAATTGCTTGATTGGATTCAAACGGGCGTGACCTCCAATAGGGACCGCGAGGCTTACTCCGATGCCCTGAAGCGAGTCCTTCAAATGCCCGGTATGAAGGACGACGCCGGTAATATTACACTCAAGGCATACCGCGATATGCGGGATGAGTTGGTTGGACTTTATCGGACTGCCGGCCAAGACGCAACGGCTGCCCATCGAACCGCCGCTCAGGTCTACGATGCGATAAAGACCGGAAGCGAGGCATTCCTAGAGGCCAACCGCAAGGATGCCCTGCCTGCCTTCCAGCGGGCCAATGCCGCTGCTCGCTCCATCTATGCCGCCCGTGAAGGGATGACTGGGATTATTCCCGCCATTGAGGATGCTAACATTGGGGGACCTGGCGGGGTTTTGGACATCATTAAGGCTAAGGGCTATCCAGCGGTTAAACCCGATATTGATGCCTACGTTGCCGCCATTCGTGGGTTTGGCGACGACGCGTCGCGTGCGGCTGCCGATCAGTTCACCACCGACTTTCACAAGGCAATTCGGGACGAGATGGTAGGCCAGGCTATCATCGAAGGAAGTGGTCAAATTGACGATGGCTTCAAGGCCATTGATATGCGGAAGCTGGCTACCAGTCTTTCCAGCTTGGTGTCCGAAAAGGGCGTGCCCGCAGAATTGCTGGGTCTTGGAACCAAGACTGAGCTGGATGCCTTGGCTCGGTTGGCTCAGCGAGAAAAGCGTAAAGGATTTACGGTTGGCGATTTGGATAGGTTCTTCAACGATGTCAGCCTTGTCGGGTACGACCGTGCTTTGGCCGAGACGGACTACCGTGAGGCAATGCGGAGCTATTCCATAGCCAACAACAAGGGCGACAAGAAAGCTGCAATGGATCGGGCTTTGGCTGCTCAAGCCAAGGGCAAGCTGGATATGGAGACTGCGGCGCGTTTGGCGGACGAAGCCGCGCAGGACCCGCTCGCCCGCCTGTTCAACAGTAATTCGTTCCAAGTGGACCCCGATTCGACGAGGAACGGAGAGTGGATTGGCCGACTGCTTAACGTCGGAGAGAGCGATCTGAAGAAGCTAATGGCTACCCTGCGGGATACCAGGGGGGTGGACCTTGCCGAGGCGGCGCGTCGCAGCAAGTTGGCTGATGATGTGGCTAAGGCTACTACGGCTGAAATGCTGTTCCGTCCTCTCCGCGCTGCGACTGGCGAAACCGGGCAGACTGTCAATCTGACCGGAATCACTAATCTGTTTTATGGTGAAGGTGCTAGGCCCTTCAAAGCCATCATTGGCGACGAGGCGTTCCAGTCCCTGAAGGAGACTTGGGGCAAGTCTGCGGCTGAGATTCTCCAGAAACGGGTCAATCTTGGGCTTCCGGCGTTTACCAGTCGTGAGGATATGATGGCTGCTGCGGCTGCCGCCGGCTTGGTTAGCGGCAACATTACGGCTGGTGCGATGGCCGGTACTGGTGGCTACCGTATTATGGGCCTACTGGATCGCGGGCGCTACGGAATGCTGTGGCTGATGTACGGCGAGCCTACGACTGCGAAGATGTTCAAGGATGCGGCCTACAATGTGGACAAGTTTATGGCTATGTCCCCGCGTAACGCCATCCTCGTTCAATTGGCTGAACGTCAGGACGATGAGAACGAGCAGAAGGTTCTACAGCGCCAATACCTGAGCCAGCCCTAACAATCCTCAGCAATCACCGGCCAGATAGGCTCCCACTCCGGTTCACAAAAGAACCGGATGCCATCGCTCTCCCCGCCGTAAATCTCCCCCTCCAAGCAGGGCTGGCCCGAGGGGTGGGTAGTGGTGCGGAGTACGTGGAATCTATGCCCCTTGATGGGCAGGCACCACAGGGTGCCGTCCGCTAGGGTGATGAGCACCGCATCGACGACCGGCTTAAACCTCCAGAGCTTGGGTTCTTCGATGGTCAAGAGGTGCCGCGAATCTGACACTCAATGCGGTCGTGCCCGCCCTTCTCGGTGCGGGTGTAGGTTAGCTCAAACTCAATCCAGCCGAGAGCACAAGCAGACCGGCCAGCATCCACGTTGTAGCTCACCCTGTCGGGCTCGTAAGACTTGAGGAAGGAGCCTGTACGTCCCAGCCAAGGGGTGCGCTCCTCCAGGTGGACAAAGGGTTTATGACTGGTCTTTCCTATACGTAGGCGTGGGCTGGAAGGAATACAACCCTTGGCGTGGGTGTGGCCCATCAAGTAGATGTCAGCCTCAGCAGTCGCCGCCATCTTCTCTATGGTGTTGAACTGCGATCCCGGCAACCCTCCTCCCCCCTTCCCGTGGTGGGCGAAGATGTCGAGGTGGGCGTGGTGGTTTCCCTTTCCAAAACGAAATGCAATCCGCAGCAGCGAGCTAACACCCAAAAACCGGCAACCAAGCTGATGTGCCAACAGGTGGTCAGTAGTCTGGCCGTCAGGAAAAGCAAAGTAATGATTGCCCCCAATGAGGCCAAGACAACGACCACGCATCCACCCAAGCTCATTCCCAAGAGTGCGAGCGACACCCTTGTAAACGTCGTCAAGGGTTCGTTTAGTCGTATCGTGCAGGCCGGGATCATTTAGGACAATGCGTTCAGAGGTGCTCACCCCATCCGTGTAGTCCCCCATTCCGAGGAAGAGGGCGTTCTTCTGCTTCTTGGCGTAGGACAGGAAGTCCTGCCACGCTTTGTGGGCGTGCATATCGGAGTCCCGGTGGATGTCCCCGAAGGGGATGAGGCGGATGGGCTCGCCAAACTTGGCCTCCACTTCGACTCGATGTATCGTGAAAATCCCGGACGTTTTCATAGGGTAGAGCGGGGACGACGGTCAAATGGCGAGCGCCTTTTCAGTTCCGCATTGGTCCTGCCCGCTGTGAGTCATTTTAGAAGTCTCTGAAGAAGAGTTGTGAAGGCTCGTTCTGCGGTGGCG